AATATGGTATTCATTTCATTAAACGCAGCCGTTTTATCGTAATTGCTTTCTCTGTCTGGATGATACATTGAAACTTCATGTATGACACCAGCCTGTTCTTTTAATATGGTACTGAATATCATATCAAAACCCCAACCACTAAACACATGATGATACTTCCAAAACTCCAGTAAAGTTGGAATCATCGATGAATGAAACCAAGGTGCCATACCTTCGATGAAGTTTGTTTTACTCCATGACCAATCTTTGTTTTGGTGTAGAACGGCATGTGAAGATGCTGAACCTGCAATAGTGGACATTTGAAATAATTTCATGTCTTGTTCTTTTGCAATCTCTAAAGCACGATTCACACTTTGAATATCGGTTATAAGGTCATCGTCCCAAAAACCAATATAATCATAATCTCGCCAATCATAGGTTTCAAGGAAATGTTTTGCCAAGTCCCATTTGAAACCTGTATCTTTGATTAAAGTATCCCAAGTTCCTGGTTCCGGTTTAAAATCATTATAGTTGTAAGCAACAACTTCATAATTGCGGTGTGATTTTACAAAACGCCAATGATTTTCTTTATCATAGGCAGAATGGTGTTCAATGGGAATTCCAACAGGAACAAAGATTACATTACGCATATTTCTTCTCAATAATTTCTTTCCACTCAGGCACTCTATCATATTGATGAACAAGGTAGAACGGTTCACCTGTGCTTGTGCATACTAAACCATCTTTCATAATAGGTGATGCTTCAGATAACAATAATTTGAATTGGTTAATTTTACTTGGGTCTGCTGTTGTTCCTAATTGTGCAGCCCAACCTTCTTCTGAATTAGTAAATCGTGTTACATCTTTATATGTCTTAGTATTTAGCAACACATTTAAAGCGGCTTGGTCTGGACCACCGCCACCAGGAACATGTTGAGGTGCACCCGAGCAGGACATAAACATATTCAGAAATAAATCCAACATTGTTTGAAATTCACCTGATACTGTGCCAGCGTTGTAAATTAAATTATCTTTATTAGCTTCGTAAATTAGTGGACCAAAAGATAAAGTTAGGTTGTTTTTACCCCATGCTTCGTCTTTATATTTGATAGATTCTGTGGCAACATTAATCTTCTTGTCACCAAGGTTTTTTACTAACCAATCGGAAGGGTTGCGTTGAAAGACCACATCACGAACATCAGTTGAAATGATGTAACGATAATCTTTTTTGTTTTCTAAACGATTGAGGAAATACCAGATATGAATAAACCTTTCAAGCATGATGTTGAAATCTTGTTTGTATTCAAACCGTCTCAATTCATCATTACGCTTGAAAGCAATAATGGTATAATTGCGTTTTGTTAATTCTTCTACAACATCATAATCAATGTTGTAGCATATCATCACTTTTTCACCATTAAAACCGCAGGTGTCTAAAGAATTAACCCATGCTTTAATTTTATCAAATGTGTATCCTGTGATACACCCAATCACTATGTCTTTCATAACAACTCCACAAATTACATTTTATTATATTTTTTAAAACCTAAAATCTTACTTTGTCCCGGTGTATCTTTTTGATACGATTTAACTAAGGTACCTGTGCCATCTTGTCCTGCACCAGATTTAGGTAATATATCTGGATTAGGTGATTTCTTTTCTTCATTCACACTCTTATGTAGTTTAACTCCAGTAACATCTTGTACCAACTTCCAAGCCTCTTTATTCTTTTTTGATTTAATAAGAGATTGTAACACATTTTTGTCTTTATTAGAAGCTTTTGCGTAGAACTTTGCCAGTTCCATAACACCAATGTTACCAACATAAGCTGCTTCAGCCAATTGTTCAGAAAACCCGTGTTTAAAAAACTGAATACGATTTTCTTGTTTTCTCACCCATTCATCGGATGGTTTACCTTCGCCTTTATAATAAGCTAAAGGCCTTTGTGTTTTCTTTGATACTAATGCCCAACGGCCATTGACCTGTTTCAACATTACTTTATTGTCCTTACTGTTCCGTCTGGTTTGGCAAAAAATGCTTCAAACTTAATGTCTTTGAATTCATTTTGCAAACTTAAAAATACTCTAAGGTTATCTAGGCTGTCATCAAACAGTCTTACTCTAGCGAATTGTTTTGTATTCAAATAATTACGAATAATAATCATCTTTTGATTGGCTGTTCCACCAACATCTTTAATTTTGCCTGCTCGTTCAACACGAACTCTGTCAATATCAAAACCAAATTTTCTAAATGTTTCTAAAAATTTATCACGGTCATCAAAATCATCACGAGCAGTTACAATAATAACTTTACTTAATGGGTTATTTGAGCTGTTTCTAAGAATGGCTTTGGCTTTTGCCATCATGGCTTTAATTGGTTTTGATTCATTATAAAATTTCTCAGCATCTCTAAATTCATGGAAATCAAAACTTTCACCAGACTTTAACTGATATGTGTTATATGAATGTGGTTCTAACCTTTTCACCACTTTTTTACCACTCATAACAATCACTCTTGCTGTGGTATGGAATAAAGTATCGTCTATATCAAATATAGTTAAGCCGCCACCTTTTTCTTTTGCTTCAGTTAAGAATAATTTGAATGAAAACACATTAACCTCTAGTTAAAGTTAAAACTTTTTGCATTTGTTTTTCTAAAACAGGACCACGATTTGGCCAATGAATGTATGGTTGATTAGCTGACTTGTATAAGTTTGTTAAAAAAGGCATAATAATCTTTTCTACTTCAGCCAGTCTTGCTTTATACTCTTCAACTGTTTCATCTTTCTCAGCAATAACTGCTTGATATTCAGCCTCATCTACTGCGGTGAAACCAAAATCGTTATCACCATACTCTGCCATTATTTTATTAATATCATAAGCCATTTTTTTTATTCCAATTCTTTTTTCGTTGTCATATGCTAAATGAACTTCCACACCCACAAGTTGATTTTGCTTTAGGGTTGGTTATAACAAACTGTGAGCCTTTTAGTTTATCATTTACATAATCAATGATTGCGTTATCAAAATATTGCATACTCATCGCATCAACAAGTAACTGTTCTGATATTTCAAAATCATCATCGTTCTTAACATTTTCTAAAGTAAATCCATAATTAAATCCAGAGCAACCACCACCTTCTATAAAAGCCCTAACATATTTGGCTTGTTCATCAAGAAGTATTTCTTTTATTTGTTCAGTTGCATTTGCAGTTAATGTTATCATTTTTTTCTTTGTAATTGTTTATAGCCGCTCTGATAGCATCTTCTGCCAATATTGAGCAGTGAATTTTAACTGGCGGTAGTGCAAGTTCAGTAGCGATATCTGAGTTTTTGATGGCCTGCGCCTCATCCAAGTTCTTGCCCTTGAGCCACTCGGTGACAAGGCTAGAACTAGCAATAGCACTACCACACCCATAAGTTTTAAACTTCGCATCTTTAATTACGCCATCTTCCACTTCTATTTGCAATTTCATAACATCACCACAAGCTGGTGCACCAACCATTCCAGTTCCTACTTTATCGGAATTTTTGTCGAGACTTCCTACATTTCTAGGATTCTCATAGTGGTCTATTACTTTGTCACTATAAGACATTTATTTGTCCCAATTTTTTTGTGCATTGAAGTTTGCTTGACTGAATTCTAACCTGTCAACCAACTTAACTGCATTACCTTTTAGTTTATCCACGGCAACAAAGCCTTCAGGATTTGTAACTTTAAAACCATCTTCCGTTTTAAGGAAAGAACCAGTCACTTGTCTCAGTTGTTGTAGTTTTTTGATAATCATGGTTTTAGATTCTACTAAACCATTTTGCATATCAAAAATCTTTTTCAATTCTGTGGCAGAGTTTCTATAAAACCTCATAATTTCATTCTTCTCTGCTTGACGCTTGCGTTTTGTTTCTTCTTTTTTAGCCGCAAGTATTTCTCTATTTAATTTGTCTTCAATTGTTTTTATCAATTCTCTAACATGTTGATTGGTGTCCTTAATTTGTTCACCAGCTCTGACTTTAGAATTATTGAATGCTTTGATTTGTGTTAATATAGTTTCACTTGCTGATATTCTATTTAGCACAACAGGATTGATGGTTCTGAATAAGTTGCCAATGTCTGATAGAATGTATGTAATGTCTTTTGTTTCTTGTTCTGTGAATGTAGCTGTACCTGAAGCGTCAACAAAGTAAGCATCACGGAACCAAATATCTTTGGTTGTTGTCAAGTTTTTAATATCAATATTAAATGATGCCTTCATATCATCAAATGTTTTGCCTGTATATGAAGTATGAAACACGATACCCAATTGTGCAGCCATCATCATTTGTGCTAACTTTGAATCGGTAGGAACTGCATACACAATGGTATTTGGTTGAAAGGTGATATATTCCACACCATCAATATTGTGTGGTTTTAAATCGCCTTTAGTGAACATCATATCACCTTGTAAGACACCTTTGATGCCAAGTTTTGGTAAATATCTTAATGCAACTTTAAGTTTTTTATTCAGACCTTCAGCTGGGTGATTTGCATCGATATCAGCATCTGTATAATTTAACTTAGCACTTTTGTTAAACACACCTTTTGTGCCAACAAAGAATTTACCATTGTCAGGATTAACACCACAAAAAACGGCAGGTGCACCATCCCATTTTGTCGTTACATTGACTTTGTTTTCTGAATGTCCTGCTAACATATCTCTGAGTGAACGAAGAAAATTAATGGCATCACGAGCACCATTAACACCACGATTCAATACCTCGTCTTCAATATGTTCTAAATGAACATTCTTATTTTCTTTTGATTCTTCTAAGTATTCTGTAAATTTCATTTTAATATATCTTTAAAAATGGACCGTTTTTACCACCAAATTCTTTTTTTGCACCATAATATAAAGTTCTTAACCAATCATCCATCATTCCTTTTTTCTCAATCAGATGCCATGTTAGCGCCCAACGGAGACCAATTAACTTTGATGAGAAACGACCGGCTGAACTTCTTGTTTTATCTTCTGATAATATTGCATTACGAATAACTTCAGAGGCACCTTTTGTTTCTTTATTTCCCATTTTAACTTTCAATTCACCTAGGTCGATGAATCTACCAGCAACTTTTAGTTTAGCAAGTTTTTCAATATACTCAACCCAATATTTAATATTAGCATCTGTCCATTTACCCACAGGGTCAATGTTTGGGTCTTTACTTGCTGATGCTGGTCTTGGTAAATTAACTTTCTTTAAAAATGTATCTAATGCTTCAGAAGATACTTTACCAAGTTTTGCACCACCTGAACGGCCTTTTGGTGTTAAATCTGTTTGCACCAAATTTCTTGGTTGTGAATATTGAAAGTTACGAGCCTGACCGTGAATTTCTTCTTCACCAACAGTAAAGTCAAAAGCAAATTCACCTGTGTCAAACTCATTAGCATTTTTGTGACCAAAATCTAATAAAACTTTTACTGAACCAGGAACAACTTTAAAATCCAACTTTTTGCCTTTGCCACCAGCATTAGCAGTTTCAGCTTTGGCCTTTTGAGTTGATTTTTTAATAGCCTTCAAAGATACAGGTAACATATCTAAGTTAGCCATACAAAGTCTCATGTAATCATTTAAGGCCAATAAATTGGACTCTTTATCAGGACCTTTGGTTATATCTTTAATCTTTGCTTCTATTGCTTTTCTTTTGGCCTTTTTGACCATGTAAATGTCTGCTGGGTCCCAGCGGTCTTTAATGGAAACACCACATTTCTTTTTAGCAATATCTTCAATGAATGGCATAAAACCATCGTCACGGGAGTATTCGTAACCTTTACTGTTACCAATATAATCTTTTAAGGCTTCGGCTTGTTTTCTGTATGATTCAAGCCATTCAGTATTCACATCTTTATACACTTTTTTAACGGCCATAGCCAATTCTGCAAAGTGTTTATCGGGCCTTTTACCCTTCTCAATGTAGAGTTCAAAGTAAACCCTAGACCCGTTTTCCTGTTTGGCTGTTTCTATCGCATTACCGGCCATCTAATACTCCATAAGTTAGTGGAGTATTTATGCTAACACAATTACCTGATAATGTCAATCTCTTTTTCACCTGTCCAGACTTCTATTTCAGTCCTGAGGCGGTTTTCTGTTTTTAGATTTTCGAATCGATTGGTGGCCTTGTTTTTCCACCACTCAATGATGTTGGATAGATTGTGTTTATCATAGTTCTCATCTTTGATAAACTTGTCGGTTTTACCTAGAACCACATCCTTGAAGTTTTTGATACCATAGTTGCAATAGTAGTATCTTTTCTTCTCAGTTAAGGCCTTTGCCTTGTCGATGGTAAGCATAAACCTATCATAATCTTCTTTATGATTCTTTAATGCTGCTTTGGTCATGGAAATGATGGTATTACTAATCTTCAATTTACGACTTGAAGCGTCTTCTGGCACGATAGGACCACCATGGATTGTCTCAACATATTCTTTGATATTATCATATGGTTTACCATGCATCATTGGTAGAAAATCAGACTCGGTCACACCACCAAACCTTAGATAAGGTTTCATGCCATCATATTGTGATACCGCCTTTGTTGAACCATACAAACTGGTTGTTTCAAAGAGGCAAGTATTCATATCATACTTTTTATTAAGTCTTTCACGGACTTCGTGTGAACAACAAATAGCAGCCAAGAGTTTGCCACCAAGGTAATTGAAACCAAATGGTTGTGCAGGCACAATAACGAAACCCATACCTGCCGCTTTGTTAAACGATTTAGTGGTCTCCGTTTCATTTGTAATCACACAGCCTAGTAACTCATTACGAGGCTTCATCATAATCGTTGGAGACCCAATCCGTATGAATCCGACCCACTTCTGAGTGTTCTTCTCTAAGATGGCCAATCTGACATTTCTGCCTGGACTTGAGATATTAATATGAGAAGATATGATATCAAGGTATTGTTGCCATCTATCAGCATCCAAATCGACAATCTCAAAATCCATATCTTTTGGATGCATGGTGAAATCCGAGAACAAGTCTTCTTCTGGTCCCATGCCAGGCAAAGCAAAGGGCATTTCAGACAAAGCGTTTAACTTTTGGTCTCGCATATATTCATCAATGCGATTGAAATCACCAAAGTAGTCTTCAAACACTTTGGCACAATGTAACGCTTGCTCTCGGTTTAAACTCATTCGAAATCAAAATCCATAGTTTGTTGTGACATTAAGGCATGCTTGCCTAATTCATAAAGTCCAACCGCACAATAAAAATCTTTAGCGCAGGTTGTAATAATGACTTCATTATCTACATCCAAGGATGAAATTACAAACTCCGTAATCTGGCCAGATTTTACCATATCACGGAAACTATCAACAATTTCCAATAAATCTTTTTGATAGTTTTCAGCTTGTTTTTGTTCCTGTGTTACTAAACCAATTACTTTTTTATCACTCATACTTTTAACCCCTCAAAACTTTTAGTTTTAAATTTACTTTCACGGTTGCCAAATGTGTTTACTGGTTTGTCGTCTTCTTGGCCAGAATCAGCCAAGTTTTGTGCCGATGGTTCGGCATCATACAACCTCATCTTAGCACGGTCGATGCCAAGAACAAATCGTTTGTAATCATTAGGGTCGCCATAACGATTCTTCAACTGTTTGACCATAATCTGATTCAATGCTTCAAGTTCTTCATTACTTACAAGAGCAAACATAAAGTCGGCAGTTGCTGGCAAGCCAAATGATTCTGAAGTATCTTCAAGGCCAGGGTCGGAACTTGAATAACCACTTCTTGTCGTTTGTGTTGCACTTACAATTGGAACACCAGCTTCAACAGCCAAGCCTCTCAATTCTTCAGCAATAGATTTGATGTATGAATAACTATTCACATTGGCGCCAGGTTTAATTCTTGCAGAGCAACAAATATTCAAGTAATCAATAAAGATAATATCTGGTCTGAAATTCTTCTTTAAAGCCAAATCATTCAACAAAGCACGGAAATGTAATGCACTTGCTGATGCTGTTGGATATTCTTTGATAATTAATTTGCCGTGTGTTTTGTTTTTGAATACTTCAAACTTTCTTTCATAATCAGTTTTAGGTAAAGTGTGAAGTTCATTCAAATCAATATTTAGCAAATTAGCATCAATACGCTCAGCAATCTTTTCTTCTGCCATTTCCATAGTGATATACAAAACATTATGACCTTGTGATAAAGCACCGCCTGCCACATGGCACATGAATAACGATTTACCAACGCCTGTGCCTGCCAGAGCAATATTCAAGGTCTTAATTGGTAAACCGCCTTTTGTAATCTTATTGAAAAGGTCTAGGTCAAAACGAACACGAGATTCAACTTTATGATAAGAATCATAACGAGCATCATAATCTTGGATATAATCGTGACCAACATTATTGTCGAATGAAACACCAAGAGCATCACTTAGTAATTGTGGTATTTCACCCTTAGTTTTTTTATGGCCTTTATCATCAAGAATCGCCACAGATTCCATGATGGCATTGTAGATGGCTTTATCTTGGCAAAACTTTTCTGTTTGCTCAATCAACCATTGTGTTTCAGTAGGTTCACTTTTAGCCAAATCAAGTTCTTTGACCAACTCAATTGCTTCACGAACCTGTGGTTCAGTAAGATTTTTCTTTTCTGTAAAATTGATTACAAGAGCCTCGTGTGTCGGAGGATTCTTGTAGTGATTGATGAAGTCGAATACTTCTTTGAAAACTACCTTTTCGGTGTTATCTGTGAAGTATTCGGCTCGGAGAAATGGTAATACTTTTCTTGTGTAATCTTCATTGTAAATCAGATTCTTGAGAATCGTCTGTTCTAGTCTGTTCATTATATCGCTTCGATGTTATTAATTCTGTAAGTATTTCACCCATAATGGTATGCAATTTTTCATCTTTTGTCAAGTCATCTATGTCATGTTCACCTGAATTAACAATAGTATAACCGAATTGCAGCCTTGCTAGTTCACCCTCTTCAACCACCTTTGCTCGGTGATAATGATAAAGGACTCCTTTATACTCAGGCAAAAGGAGTCCAATACCAGTCAAATCTGATTCTTTGAATTCTACAAATTCAAAATCAATACCTTCTTTAAGCATCTTCGGCTTCTTCTTCCAAAACAGGAGTTTCTCCCATAATGTTTCCATAAGCAATTCCATATTTTTGATTTACGAATTCTTTAAACGGGTTTGATTTAAGTAATGGCGCCCAAAACTCATCTGTCTGTGTAGCATCAAACCTTACTTTGTCGCCAATCTCACCAGTTTCCTTATCGACCTTTGCATACCAGCCAGGACTTGGCTTAGATACAAATCCACCTTCAATTGCAATATCGACAAGGCCAGAATACTTTTGAATACCGCCATCGAAAGATACTGCGATAGGTATTTTAGATTTCTCTTTAACATACCGTGATTTCTCCACATTAATAATAAAATTGTAACCCACAATCTCGGTGCCATCTTTTTCTTGTTGACGACCAAGGATATAAATGTTGTCAGCAGAGTAATAAGAACCTGTGCCACCACCAACGATATCTTTAGGGAACATACCAATCTCTTTGTAAGTATGATTCACTACGACCATTGGAATATCTTTTAGATTTAAGTGTGGTGTGACCATACGGAACAAACTCTTAACTTGTTTAGCACGAGACATATCAGCAACTGATTTGCCTTCTAAAGCATCTTCAACTTCTTTCTTAGATGCCAAATTACCAATCGAATCAAGGATAATAATTAACTTATCACCACGATTCACTTCTTGTAACTGTTGCATAATATCAAACTTCAACTGTTCAATGTCAGTCAAAGGTGTATGCATAACTCTTTCCATATCAATTTGGAATGTTTCAAAGTATTTGATTGGTGTTCCAAACTCTGAATCATAGAACAACAAGGCTGCATCTGGATATTTGTCCATGTAAGCCTTTGCCATCAATAAAGAGAAAGCAGTTTTAAAGTGTTTAGATGGTCCTGCCCACATCGTAAGACCTGGTACAATACCACCATCTAGTTTACCTGATAATGCCACATTAATCATTGGCACTTCGGTAGGAATCATATCTTTGTCGTTAAAGAATTTAGATTTAGCAAGAATCGAACTATCTTTAATCGTTGAATTCTTTTTCAGTTTATCAAGCAAGCTCATATTAAAAGGTACCTCCGTCCATTTTGGTAATTTTTGATTTGGGAATTATTTCATTATTGTCATCTATAAAGGATTCTACACTAACAACAGGCTTAGTGTCAAGCACTTTTTTCTTCTTTGCCTTAACCTTTATTGTGGGTATTTGTATTGTAGATTCTTCTTTAAGTTTTCGGTATGTTTGATTTGCAGCTATGAGTAATAAGACTGCCAACGGGTCAAAGACCACAATGATAATCATAATAACTGCTCTTACTGCTTTATCTATAAAGTCCGGGTCATCTTTATCATAGAGAGCCTCGGCAATATACTTGATAGGACCAATCTCTGCCGCTAGTTTGTTTTCTTCAGTAAGTAATGGTAGTTTTTCGTTTGCAATCCGTTTCAACTCTGATTGAGTTTCTTGGATTTGATTGTCTATTTTTCTACTAGCAGTTGCTGGGTCTCCTGCTCTCTGTAAAAGGTAATTCAACCTTTCTTTTGCAATCTTCTCTTGTTGTTCTAAAGTTTTAATTTGAACACTATTTGCACCAATAACAATATTAGAATCAAGGTGTGCTTTTGAAAGGTAACCAAAAATACCCATTGAAGTAATCATCATTAGTAAGGTAATTGCCACTAAGAAATAGTAACGCATTATTCGCACAGTAACATTCCAATTGTTATAAAGCCAGGAAATTGTTACTAATTTAGATGCTTCTAATACCGAACCCATTAAAATAATTGGCCAATAAGAACCTGGAAATATTTGTGCAAGACCAATTACTGAATAATAAGCGGCTATTAAAGATAATCCGATTGCTGTTACGAAAGGTAATATGACTTGAATCATGGGTTGCTCTTATGATGAGGAACATCAAATACAAATGTTACTCTCGTTTCATCTCCTACATTGGCCGCACCATGTGGTTTCTTATTATCAAACCATAATAGAGTGCCTGGTTCTACAATCACTTCATCATCACCACAATGATATTTGTATCGACCTTGAATAGACAAATGGTATCTATCTTTGGTCAAATAGTAGGTGCCTTGGTCAATATGGGTGCCTACGATATCACCAACAGGTAGAGATAGAAAACCACACCGAGAGAATTTATGAAAATGTCTTTTTAAAAATCCAATAATTTCGGTGTGATGGTCATATGCAGGTGTATTAATACAAATTTCTGTGTTATAAGCCATTTCACCAGGTTTAGAAATTGCACCCATTACCAATTGTAATACACCAGCTTCAATTCTATGGAAGTCGGGGTCAATTTGTTCTGCACCTTGCATTGTTTTTTGAGAACCCCAATCGTCTTTGTATTTTTCTAATTGAGCTCTAATCTTAGAAACATTGATGCCTGTTTTGATAATTCTAATATCAGCCAAAGAAACCCTCCAACGAATTTCTCTTTTCAGTTGACCATTCCATACAATCTAAAACAACTTTGATTGGCTCAAGGAATGATTTGTCAAACTGTGTATCATAATCAATATAGCTTTGAAGACCAAACTCAGGAGGCAATCGACCAGGATAACTGATTACCATATCTTTGAATGGGTTTGGTTGTTTCAAATAAGTAAACTTTAATTTCTCACCATCTTGAATCTTAGGATATTTCTTTTCAAGTCCCAATTGTTTTAGATGGTGATTATAAAGAATAGCACCTTTCACATGGATTGGTGTGCCTTTCTTATACATTGTAACCGAATCAGAATACTCTTTAAGACCATTCAGACCTCGTGGGAAAGAAATGTCTTCAACAGGTAAGTTTTTAAACTCGGTTCTAAAGTCATCAATAAAAGTGTGAATGTCATCTTCGGTGCCTTGCAACATAATTCGTATAGACTGTCTCATCTTTTCACGAATAGCACTTGGTGTTGATGACTTCACCATTTCAAGACCCATCACTTTCATTTGAGGTTCATTATATTGGACACCTTCGTTGTTATACACATTAAGAATATAACGCTTCTTGGCAGTCCAGATACCTTTATCTGAAAGTGCTTCTCGTTTCATTTGCATCTTTTGTTCATATGCATGGACATACGAAGCAAGTGCCTGATAACTCTCGTCAATGTAAGGTTGTATTTTATCTTCGCAGACCTTGTCCATGAATCCGATGATTTCAGCAGTGTTGTTCTTTTTTGAATACACCTTATCAACAAGTGGACCAAGACGGAGATAAATCGAATCTGTATCTGAGGCGATAACATAATCTTCTTCCGTTTTCAATAATTTGTTCATGTATTGGTTGAGTTTCTTTTCAATCCAACGGATGGATAATTGACCAGCAAGTGTGACTGCCAATGCCATTCTTAAATCATAGAATCGGAAGTATTGCGAACCTAATGCACCGTAAGCGGAGTTTAGAGAAACTTTCTTTGCGAGTTGAAGGTTATCATATCTAGCAATACGGTTTTTAATTTCGTATTTTTTAGATTCATCTTTTTCATCTTCATACTCTTGTTTCGCCTTCAACATTAATTTTTTAAACTTTTTGCGGTCTTCATACATTTCTTCCAACATTTGTGGTAAGAAACCACGCTTGTCTGTTCTAAAGAACTGAGCGTTTGGTGTAATCGTTGCACCTTGAAGTTTTGATAAATCAACTTCTTGTTCCAACATTTTATCAACAGAAACATTTTGCATAATAATGCTTCGCATTTCTGGAGTATAATTTTGTGGTTCAATCAATGTTTCTGGTGAAATATTATATTGCATCATTAAGTGTGGGTATAGACTGTTAAGGTCGAATGATGCTACCCAATCGTGCTTGCCAACTTGTGGGTCTTTAACATAGGCGCCTTCAAATGCCGATGTTTTATCTTTCACAACTTTTGGTGGCACAACAATCTTTTTCTCAAGTAAGTAATTGTAGATGATTGAATCCCACATTCTTGTTTGAGCAAAGATGTCTTCATAGTTTGTTTTGGTGTCATAAGCCAAAGTCAAACCAAGTTCAATAAGTTTAAGTTTATTTTCGAGTTTGAATACTAACTCCACATCCTTAATGTTATATTCAATAAACTTTTGAAAGTTTAATCGATATAGTTGATGTAGGTTATCATACTCATCATATGACAATTTGTTTTCGCCAAGTTCTACATTAGCGATGTTATCAAGTTTATATGATTCTTGTGATTTACCACCTGGCGCATACCATCGATAGAGTTCAATATAATCTAAGAATGATACGCCAACAA